AAAAAATTAGATAATTTAAATAAATATAATACAGAAAAGCATACACTTCAAGAACTTCACGTGAAGAGGAATGTGTTGGTGAATGATATGAATATGCAAAAAGAATTATTGGATACAAACTTTAATAAAGAGATTAAGTGTGATGAAGAATCAGATGACGAGATTGAATCTATAACGAATGAGTCTGAACATTCTAATTTTATGTATAAATACAATGATTGGAATAAACAAAGGATAGAATATGATACTAAAGTATCTGAGAAGAAAATAAAAAGTTTAATTGAAAAACTATCAAAAATTAAGAGACCAAATGTTTCTGAGGAAGAGATTGAAATTGAGAATTCAAATTTAGAAAAAGAGATGAAGTCAATTCCTGAAGATATATTGGAGACTACAACAGAAGGTCATGATGCAAATAAAACAGTTAAAAATTGTATACAAAATGTTATATGTAATTATGAAAGTGAAAATGAGAAGTTAGAAATAAGAAAAGATGTATTAGATAATAAAATATCAATTGAGTGTTATGAATTAGATGTATATAAAAAAGAGAATACTATAGACAAACCCGATAAAGACGAAGATGAAATAAAAAAATACATAGTTTTTTTTACAGAAGGTAAGGAACAATATACCAAATACGAACGACGTATAAAAAGGTATAAAATGTTTTTGGATAGAGCAGAAGAGTTAACAAGTCATGTTGATGTTAAAAAAACGGAATTAGATACTCTGGGAGAAACATTAAAAACAGCACATAATCATGCTAAATGCCTCCCATTCAATCCTAATTGTGAGGCTTGTGCGAAGCAACCAATTCGTATTCAGATACAAAATTTATGTGAAAAGTTTAAAATATTACAAGAAGAATATATAGAACTTAAAAATAAATATACTGAACACGTTCAAAATAGAGATATCAAAGAGATTAAAGATGCTTATAATGAGATGATAGAATGGTGTGAGAATTATAGAAATATAGACATTGAACTATACATTTCTTATGAAAATAAATGGAAAGAGTATAATTTATTTGCATCTCATTGCGAAAATAAGCAAAAATTAATTGATTCTATGAAAAAAGAGTGTGAAGAGTTAAAATATGAACAACTTGATATTTTTAAAGAGATTCAAAAGAATAATAAAGAATTGAATATTATTACTGAACAATGTAATTTAGAGGATATTTTTTTGAATAACAACTCAAAATGGGAAGATACAAAAAAGAGACTTTCTAAATTGATTAAATTATGGAAAAGATATAACAAATATGAGAAAGATATAGAACTTGTAAATAGATATAATAATGTTAAAGAGAAGACGGAATATATGAACAGATTGTATAAAAAATTAAAAGTATATATTGAGAATAAGGTAAAGAATATAGAATCTGATATTGAAACTCTTGATTTACATATTGAGGAATTAAATAACATAAAATTATGCGAACAGACCTTGATATTAAAAGAAAAAGAAGTTAAATTAAAGCAAAAAAATAGTATTTATGAAGAAATAAAACAGATAGAGGAAGATATATTAGTAACAAAAAAGGAATGTTTGAAATATGATGAATTACATAAGAAAGCAACAAATCAAAAACTCATACGAAATAAGTATGAAGCATATTCGAATGACGTCAAAGAAAAGGCTGTTATATTAAAGGAATTATCTATTAGTTTTGAGAAATTTCGCAGTTGGACGTATTCAAACAAGATTTTGCCACAACTTGTTAATTCTGTGAATAATATTTCTGCGAATATGACAAAGGAGGATAGAAAATTGACGTTATCAGTAAGTTTAGATGATAAGATACTACAATGGAGTGTTATAGATGATAAAAATACGATTTGTATTGAGAAAGCATCTGGTTTTCAAAGATTTTTATTAGGATTATCTATAAGAATTAGTTTGTCATGTATAGGCGCATCTGCTATATCATGTTCACAATTATTTATTGATGAAGGTTTTGTTGCATGTGATGTCAAAAATATCAAAAAAGTACCATCATTTATACATAGTTTATTGGGCATGTATGATAGTTTGCTTCTGATGAGTCATTTGGAAACAATACAAGAATCTGTTGAAACGAAAATAGATATATATAGAGAGAATGGACTTAGTCTTTTGCAGTTTGGTTTAGAAAAAGATGTGCTAACACATAAGAAAAGTGGACGAAAAAAAATGTATACGTAATTCTTTTAGACGGTTTACATTGCAATAACGCACTTATGATTAAAAGTGTACAGTTATGTTCGAATTTGAGCTTACAGCCAAATATGTAAAATAAAAATGATTGGCGAAGTTAGAATCATCATGTAGTTCAACAACAACACAACCTTGGCAAAAAAGTAATATAAGAACAAAAATCGAATTTTAATTCGAGAATGGAGTATGGCATTCTCAACATATCATTTGTGTTAGCTATATTATGTGTTATAGTTTCAAGTGGTTTAATGTGTATTGCACCAGCAAGTGGTGAAGACACATGTACAGTAGATGATATTTTGACAGATCAAAATTCTTAAAGACTCGTTAGCTCAGTTGGTTAGAGCACCAGACTGTTAATCTGGGGGTCACTGGTTCAATTCCAGTACGAGTCGTTCGTTTGTTTAAAATATATCCTATGCTTTTACAAGCATAATTCTGGTTTGATTTCCAGCTGAAAACAATACGTTTCAATTGCAAGAGTGTCCGAGTGGTCTAAGGAGTTGGATTTAAGCCCCAATGTAGCAATACGCACGGGTTCGAACCCCGTCTCTTGTATTATATGCTTTTGTAGCTCAGTTGGTTAGAGCGTCGGTCTTATGAGCCGAAGGTCGCGGGTTCGACCCCCGCCGAGAGTATTTTTTTTTATCAATTACAACCACAGGAATCAGAATTAAAGATGGTAGGATCGTAATTATATGATCCAGTACCCGAACCTAAACTTGAATCAATTCCTACTCCTGAACCAGCTCCTGAACCAGCTCCTGAACCAGCTCCTGAACTTGAATCACATCCAACACCTGAACCTGAACCTGAACCTGAACCTGAACTTATATCACAATCGAAATCTTCTGATTCACACAAAGAATATTCTGAATCTGAATCTGATATTTCAGAACTAGATTCCCATTCATCTGAATACCATTCTGCTGCTTCTTTGTCATCTATATCATAACATTCTTGAAATGTATTCGATTTCGTATTATTACAATGGGCTTCCTCTCTAACATTCTCAAGTAATTTTGACCAATGTTCTGCAGGTGGTAGTACAAAAGGAAATGTATCCATTAATAATTTTGTATTAATGACGGGGACACTTCTCCAATTGTCAAATAAAAACGATACTTCATCTAATAATTTTGATTGATTAATTGGGTCATCTTTGCAATTCTTCATTGACTAAGAATAATATTATAAAAATGACAGTAATTATAAATTTACTTATTAAGTCAATTGATGTAAATAACTAGATGGGTAGTATATTTTCATATGAAAAAAAAGAATATGACCAGTTTGAAGATAATGGAGTTATATACGAATCAGATTCAAGTGATGAGTTAACACTAAATGATTTATATATATTAAATTTACTTGTACATATTGATACAGATGTGTATCAATAAAGATTAAATTTGCTCCGTTGGCGCAATAGGATAGCGCGTAAGACTTCTAATCTTAAGGTTGCGAGTTCGAGTCTCGCACGGAGTATACTCTATTTAATAAATAGCTTGCGTAGCTCAGTCGGTAGAGCGCTGGACTTTTAATCCAGTGGTCGTGGGTTCAAGCCCCACCGTGAGTATTTACCAATTATTTGTGTGCTTTATTTCACTTTTTTGACTTCGTGTTCGTATAAGTATACTTCTTGGATTTTTTTTTTCTTGTAAAAACATGTTTCTATAGGTCATGTGATGACGGTATATATTTACATACTGACTTTGGAGAGAAACCCATGTATCTACAGGAGCGTTGATGGGTAATTTTTCTAAAAGTTTTTGTGCACCTTTAGGTGTGATCATATAAGAATTCATCAATACAAAACTATTTACTTTAGATATATCTTTATTAATTTGTTCACCATCATCTCCTTTATGAAGCCAAAAACCTAAAAGAAATATATCCCAATCAGAAGGTATTTTAGATAAATAATAATTTACATTTTTTTCTAAATTCGGATCTATTCGTATTGCATCATCTTCTAATATAAGAATCATTGATTCATGTTCCATTTTCGATATGTTTTTCCATAAATTATAATGACTTAAGGCAACTCCAATTTCACCGGGTTCCATGTTGATATAAAAATCTTTATTTCTATATTTCCATCTTCCGTAATTCCATTTTTGTGTAATTATGTTATTCTTAATTTCATTCTTATAATCATATGTTTTACCATGTATAGCTGGGTATCTTATAACTTTATTCTTAAAATGAGGTATGTCTTTAAAGACACTCCAGCGTCTTTTACCTTCTTCTGTATTTTTAAGATTTATAACGTATGCTAATGTCCAGGGTGCAGTTGTGTTTTGGTATTTATAATAATAATTTGAATTTACTAGGTATAAACAAAATATAACAATAATTGCAATTAAAACAAAAATAACAGTTCTGACCATTTATATTATAAAATATAAAATTGGAATAATATAAGAAACAATGATTTGTAATCCTAAACCATCGTTAAAAGGTTTAAAAGAATCTAATTTGGAAAATAGATTAAAAAATTTGTCACCATGTTTGCAATGGACTCATAATGATGATGAAGATGAAGTATTGGGTGAAGGTACATTTAATATTGTATATGAAGCAACAGCAACGTTTCATTTGAATAAACAAAATGTGGTAAAAGATGTTGCAATAAGAGAATCTATAAAACCTATAATGTCAGATAAATTAAATAGTTATAAAAATGAAATAGTAGATGCTGTAAAGCTTGGTAATTTAAACATAGCACCCATTATTTATGACGCTTATTTTGAGAAAGAATCTAATCAGATTGTAAGATATATGGTTATGGAAAAATATGACATGACATTAAAAGAATTATTGCTGTTTAATAGGTCTAAAAACATGTCAACAGAATTTTGGAAGTCATCCGCAGATATAATTAAGAAATTAATTGAAAAAATGGCAGGTACGGGTTTTTATTGTATAGATATAAAACCAAGAAATTGTGTATTTAAAAGAGCAAATAACGAATATAGAATGATAGATTTTGATAGGAATGGTTGTTTAGAAGAAAAAAGTCTTAATAAGAATGAAAAATGTGCGGTTATGCTCTATCTTATGGCAATTCATCTTGGATATAGTCATAACAGACAAAATATATTTGCCATGATAGCAAAAGACCTAATTAAAAAAGACAAAAATTCACTAGAATATGCATTTGGTTTACCAAAATTGCAAAAAATTTGCAATCATTACTTTAAAACCTCAAAATTTCATGAGCTTTCATTTTTTGCACTTCGTGATTAAATAAGTATTTTATAAAAATGAAAATGTAACATTATAATTAATATTATAGTCATGAAGATCGTTAAATGTACATTAATTTGTTTTGCGTCTTTATGTGTGGGATTTGTATTTAAGAATAAATATGTTGTAAATAATCTTAGTTGTATAGATTCTGTAAGAAAAGATTCAAAAACTGGTAAAATTTATATTGGTGAACCAGAACCCATTGATGAGATAAAAGATATTCTAGGAAAAATTTTAGGCGGTATTGACAAAACAATTGACAAAGTTTTTGGACCGGTCCCTATTCTAATACCCATACCAATACCCGTTGAAGATGAACCGATTGAAAATGAATAGGAGTGTAACTGTTAAATTCAGCTTCATCTTACGATGTCATCATGATATTCGATATAAACATTTAAAATTCATTCAATATGACTGTTAAGTTTCTTTCTTCACTTAGTTCTACAAACTTTTTCAATCTATTTTTTAGACCTCTTGCTCTTTTCATACGCCATTCAAGTTGTAAAGCGGGTATTTTCTCACCAACTTCTACATATGCTAGTATTCTCCATGGTCTATGAGAGCGAGTTCGCTTTGCACCAGAACATAATTCTCCATTGTGTTGACGCAAACGTCGATGAACATCTATTGTTGCCCCAATGTATGTATTTTTACCTGTAACTCCAATTAAAATATAGCAATACCAACTATTACAACTCATTGTTAATTTATTAATAGACCATATCTATATTTTTTAATAGTGAATTGGTGTGTTACAATTATTGGTGTCTATAGTTTTGGTTATACAAATGATATTTATTTAAAGTTAAAAATGAAAGTATATGAATAATTAAAAGTATAAAATGAGTAAATTTTCCAGAAATAATACGTTACAATCTAGACGATTACCACCTTCAGATACATTTGAAGAAAGAAAACGTCGCAATACTATATGCTTTAAGCCTGATTATAACCCGTGTGATTTAAGAGTTCAAGTTGGTTATGGTGTCTGGCCACGTTTTCCTTATTCAATGAAGGAAAACGATGTAATACTTGTACCTGCTTTATTTCTTAATATATTCTCAAATTTGAATACTGCATATGATGAATTGATGAATGAGATGAATTATGATGAATTTTGTGCATGGCATGGTAACAACGAACTGGATGGAACTCATTGGATAATGAATGACCGTTCTAAATGCAAAGATAGAAGTTTATTGTTTCATAAAGTAGTTGATAGAATTGCAAACTATTTTAATATGGATGTTCATGCGACACGTTTCAATTTATATGAAAAAGGTGACGAATGGAAACCATATCATTTTGATGCTGCGGGAATAGATCCCGAAAAGGCCAAAAAACAAAACATAACTATAGGTGTTTCTTTTGGTGCTGAAAGAAGTATAGCATTTCAACATGCCAAAACAGGTACAACAACAGAATTTGTATTACAAAATAGCATGTGTTATGGCTTTGGAAGGAAAGTAAATACAACATGGCGTCATGGAGTACCACCTAAATTAAATGAGACAAAGGGTAGAATTAGTATTATATGTTGGGGGTTTTGTAATCAAAATGAAACATAAATATATAAATAAACATTATGAGAATTATTAATAATGTTTCAATATTCTGAATTTAAGGAATTTCTTGATGATAAAAAAAGTACAAAAACAACAAATAGTAAAAAAACAGTTATAAAATCATTTTCTGGTTTTCAACAAAATCAAGTATTAAATGCTTGGAAAAAAGCATGTGCAATGAGTGATTATGAGACTTGTTGTCGTTGGGCTATAGAAATGATTTTATCAAAATGGAATGAGCTTCTCTGGGAGAACGTTGTTATTTTTTGTGCTAAAAATATACATTCTCATAATCCAAAAATTGGTTTATTTTTATTAAAATTTAAAGCAGATTACCCACAGTTTTTATCAGATAAAACCTTATCAACAGATCCAACAATACGTCAGGCTATCGCATTTTTAATGGGTGTTATATCGTATTCACCTAAAGGTGTCGTATACCCAATACCGTGTATTCATATAACCGATGATATAATTGAAAATGCATTTTCTAAGTTAAATGCAACAGCTTTATCACAAAAAATCAAATCAGTTACTATAGTTGGAGATTCTCATATACTATGTGCATTGATACAAGCATGCATGAATCATGCAAGTAATAATGATTTAAATAATTCATTTAGAATCTTAGGATGGCTGTTGTTTATAGAAAAATCAAAAAAATATAAAAATAACATAACCGCTGGAAAACGTAAATGGAAGGGTATTGATGAGAAGGATTATTCCGATTGGTTATTTTTATTTTGGGATGTTTGTATTTTATATATCCCTGAGTCAGGTGCGAATATAAAGCTTGATTCAGTTATAAAAGCTTGGAGGGTATTTTTTATAGATAAATATAAGAAAAGTAACAGAACATCTAGGTTATCTATAGTAGTTAATGTTTTGATCTTGTTATCTCAAAAGAATTTTGTTAATTCTCCATGTATAAATAATGAACATATTATTCAAAAAGCTTGTAATAATATTGATAAGATGTATAATTCAATTATAGATCGTCGACGCATCGTTTAAATAGTAATAAAAAATCTAGATTTAATAGATAGACAAATGTATTTACCAGATGAATTGTGGAACAAAATATACATGTATACAGTAGTTGTAGATAAACATAGAACTCAACTACTATCAGATATTAGAAAAGCCTATATGATTAAACAAATCGAGAGACAATATAGAAATGATTGGATTGTTGACAATGATGTATCTGAATGGCTATATAATGATATAATGTTATGGTTGAATGAAGAAAAAGCATCATTATTTATGATAACTAATAAATTAAAGGAATTTTGTAAAAGAAATTTTAACTTAATAATTGAAAATAACGATGACATTGATGCAATGGAATTGTTTTTATTAAACATTCCGTATATGAGCATATTTGTAAGTAAAAACAAAAGAGATGTAGTAAATTCAAAAAGGTTGTGGGACTATATGGTTTATCATTTAAAAGAAGATGAAACATATGAATTCCATAAATGGGTTAATAAGTTACGTTTATTTCAAGAAAACTAAGGTTTTTATGAATAATTTATATTATTATTTTGTCTTCAAACAAAAAAGTTTTCGCCAGAACGTTTTACATTCCTTTTTTCCACATAGACAACCATCATTATTCATATCTGCATAATTATAAGCTTTTTTAATATGATCAAAAGTCTTAACGATGATCGAGGTTGTAGCCATTAATATAAGTTCTCCATTATCAGATAAGAAAAAATCAATAACATATTTTTCTTGATCGTTTATTTTGTCATAATTCAAATCTAAATATTTTGTTAGAGCGTATTGGATTACTTGAATTGCAATAATTGCTTTATTATTACCAGTATCGTTCACAATTTCCTTTTTAATAGCATTGTTTACATCTAGCTCTTTACATATATTTGAAAATATTAATAATACATTTTTATGGTTAATACCATCTTCTTTAAAACCACTTACAATAGTATTCTCTAATATAAGGAAGATCTTTGTAGAAGTATCTCTAGTTGACTCAAAGCTAGGAACAACATCGTTTGTTGATGTCATTTTAATAAATTTTAATAGTGTTTTATGTTTATTATATTATTGATATTTGGTAATTAATAAAAATGAATATGAATGCTTATGTAATTTATAAAGGATTATCATGGCTGAAATACAATCTATTTCTAAATCTATAAAAATAAAGGATTTACGTGCATTGTGTTTATCATGTAATTTAGATACTTCAGGAACAAAAAGAGATCTGAGAAATAGATTAGAATTATATCAAATGAATCAGTTTACACCTTCATTTAATAATTTCGAAGGACAAGATGAGTTTCCACTACCACCACCGCCACCACAAATTTCATCTCCAATACCAGATGATAAAAATAAAACATATGATAGAAGTTTAGTTTCAGAACAAGATTATGAGTATGAAAAATGTCTACAAGAAGATAGGGAAAAAGAATTAAAGAAGATTGCGACTGAAGACATCGCAGCTGAAAATAATAATAAAGAAATTACCACAGAAGATAGTGAGAATGATGTAACTATAAAAAAGATTGACGATGAAGAAATTTATTTAACTAAAGAAGAATTACGAGAAGCACGTTTGAAATTCTTCTCTTAATTCTTTATAAATCTGAATTGATATTTTGATCAACTATTTTTTTACTGTTATTTAGGTAATTTTGTACCCTTCTCAAAGCATTCTCAGTTGGTGGGTCTAATTCATATCTATTCGTTTTTATGTTAAAGAAACTATGTCTTCTCATAGGATAAGGAATAATAATTGGTGTATCTTTTTTTTCGATTTTGCTAGTATCGTCTGTGCGATCCATATCTTTTGTTTCTTCCATTACTTTTGTTTAAGAATTTATATTAAATAAGATCATTTTTATTAAAACATATCGTTGTATTTATGAACGTTTATAGATGGTTTATTCTTTTTTGAACTTAATAAATTAGGATCCCATTCTTTTTCTTCATCGCGTTTTATTGTATTTCCAGAAGATATATAATTTTGATTGTGATAATCCCATAATTCTTTACTTCCTAATTTGAAATCATCATGGGGTTCTGCTTTATACCAAAAAACTTGATCTTCTAAATTGTTTGATTTGGAGTTATTATTGATGACTAAACATTCGTAGTTTTCTGTGGTTTGATCCATAACTTCACAAAATACTTCAAATGTTGGAAACATACCCGCATAACATTCATATAATCGTTTTCTATTCTGAACAATATTTTCTCTTAATATAAATACATAATCTATATTTGTTCTTAAATTTGGTGGTATACCTAATGCATATTGCATAGTTATTATAAAAAATACTTTCCAATGTCTACCATTCATAAATAAAGATCTTACAAATTTACTTTTAGTCCAACTATTATCGTAAAGACAATCATCCAAAATTACAAAAGTTCTTGGATCAGTTTTTTTACTTTGACCATTAAAATTAAATGAATTTTTTTCCTTTTTAACTTGTTCCATACATCGGGTTTGTCTTATTAATACTTTTTTTATAACTTCTTCGTTGTATTCATTATGAATAAATAAGGGTGGTACCATTTTTCCATAAAAACAATTTGCTATTTCTGTTGCAGATATTACAGTTCCTACTGGAATATCTTGATGATAATACAATAAATCTCTACATAAAAAACTTTTACCAGTATCTCTTTTACCTATCATAACTACAACTTTGTCATCACTTATACTAGCCATGTCGAATTTTCTAAGTTGTAGTTTCATTTAGAGAGTAGTTTATAAAAATGAATATAATTAGACCGCAATAATTATGTATCATGGAGGAATTGTATCATACGCGAACTAAAGCCTACAACATTTTAGATAAAATCATTCAAGATGAATATATTTCTAAAAATGTTGAGAAAGGGATATATAATTACACAATATGGAAATCTAGAGAGAGACGTCAAAGATGTATGTGGGATAATATACACTTCTTAAATATTTATGTTAATAAAGTAAGACAAATTGTCACAAATATCTCTCCAAATACATATACAGATAAGACACAAACACTAAAACGTTTAAAAGATAAACAATTTCTACCACATGAGATAGCATTCATGACATGTTACGAAATATTTCCTGAACATTGGGAATCAATCATTGCTGAAAAGAAAAAGAAAGACGCCATGATGTGTGAAATTGATTTTGGTCAAGCGACAAATCAATTCCGCTGTATGAAATGTAAAGGGAATAAAACAACATATTATACTATGCAAACTCGTTCTGCAGATGAAGGTGAAACAATATTTATCACATGTTTAAATTGTGGTAAAAGATGGCGTAAATAAATATTCTAATTTAATTGTCTATTCGCATCCGATTTCGAGTGGTTTACGGTTAATGTCGGGGTCGATTGTTGATTGTAACCAAGGACTAACTAATGTTTGAGGATTTGGAGGTTCGCTACGCAATTGAAGATTCGCATTACGCATTGATTGACCTACCGTATTAATACCAGTGTGGTATCCAGCGTTTAAAAAGTTTTGGTCACCAATTTTACCTGATCCGGTTGGGTTTGTTTGTGCCCATTTAGTGGTGGCATCGCTGGGTAAAAGATCTTTGGGGTCTAAGTGGTCTTTTGGGAAGCAATCGGCAGGTCTGCTATTATTTTTTGTAGGGTCTTCGTCGTCGGTCATTAATGGTTTAGGTACTTCGTTTGACCCTAAAGGTTCAGATGGTTCAGGGATGGCACCTCCTTCAGTGGGTACATATCCAACGCAGCTTTTTTTCTCTTCGAAATCTTCAGATGTTTCTTCAACTGGTAACACATTAGGAAGTGAAGGTAACCACGCAGGTTTAAGGTAAACCAAAACGGCAATACCTACGAAAAGAACTAAAAGCACAAGAACAAGAAGTTTTTGTTTATTGTCGAACATCATAATTAAAACTAACAAATATAATTTTCCAATATAGACCATTCCAATGTGGTTCTTAGAAATTGACAACCGTGAGCATGGTATGAATTTTAATTCTTATGAAAACATATCATTTGTGAAAAAAACATTACAGGTCGGAGATATACAAATTAGAAAAGACGATGAAATAATTGCAATTCTCGAAAGAAAATCAATATCTGATTTATTATGTTCTTTGAAAGATGGAAGATATTCAGAACAAAAAAGTAGATTATTATCTTCAAAATCTATATTAAAAGGTTATATATTAGAAGGTTCTTTCTTGAACGAACCAATTGTGTGGCAGATAATTCTTAGACTACAGTGCAAAGATAGACTCATATGTTTTAATACGAAAGATCTAAATGAAACACAGCATATTGTATATCAATTATTTATGAAACTTCAAAAAGATCAGAAAATGTACATGCAAAACATGTCTCCGCACCTAAATTATACAGATTGTCTACATGTCGAAAAAAAATCAAATATAAATCCTGAAAGATGTTTTATAATGCAACTCAAACAAATACCAGGTATATCAACTAAAACAGCAGAATCTATAGCAGAGTTATATCCGGGTTGGAGTCAATTATTAGCTGCATTTAAAGAGAAATCAGTAGATGAAATAAAAAAACAGTTTGACTCAACAAAAAGAATAGGAATTAAAAAAATACAAAAAATAAAAGAATATTCTTCTTACAATGACATAAAGAAAGAATGATAAAAGATTATAAACATGTATCACCTTGATTTACTTAGATTATACTCATCGAATGAATCACTTAAAGAGAAAGGTTGCTTAGAAAAATTACACAAATATGCAAAATGGATGCAATCTGCAAGTATCCCACAAAACGTACGACTCTCAATAGACGATAATGTGAATATAGGAAAATCACCTTCTATGAATAATATTATAGAAAAAGAATGGGATAAATCGGTATGTAATTTGCCAGATTTTATCCCGTTTGAATATAAAACTTCATCATATTACACAATATCTTTTAATGGAAGAGAACGATTATTACATGCTCTTATGTCTGCACATGAGAATAAATGGCTAGTATATCCAGAAAAAACAAAAGAAGATATTATATTTCAACTAAAAATCAAGTTATCTGAATACTTTCAAAAACATTTCACATATTCTGTATATAAAAATTATAAATTCAATGAGAAATCCCTCAATAAGAATACATTATATACACTTATACGTACTGATGATATGGATACTCACCCTGGTATAATTCATTTAATAAGTGAATATTTGAATCTAAACATTGTAGTCATAAATAAAGAAGGCTACAATTTATATTGCAATTGGATACCTGAGAGATGTTCTGTATTTTTATGGGACGATGGACACAATGCTGGTTGTATTTTACATAAAAATTGTACAGAACATTTAAGACCAGTTCTCAATAAAGAAGATCATCCTATATTTTTACATTTAAATGATCTAAATTCGAAAAGAACTCAGGAAATAAATATTGCATCGCAACCTGAAATTAAAAATTTTTATTCAAAAATTAAAAAAATGACTATGAAAGAAATTGAAGAAGTTTCACAAAAACGTGGAATTGATATTCAATCAAAAAAGAAAAATGAATTAATTGGTGAAATTATGGAACAAATTTTATGTAAATAATCAGTCAAAATATTTGTTTATATGATTGATAATATCATCACATAATACATCTTTTGCGACTAGTTTTGTTCTGAACAACTCTCTGTCCCAATGACTAAAGAAACTGTAAATTGTTTTCAAGTCTTTATGGTAAAACCAGTAATCGGGATATCTGCTTATTAAATAATTCTCTATAAATGAATTGCTACATTTTGGGTTTAATAAACGAATCGTTTTCTTTATAGATAATATTGATTGTTCACAATCAATTAAGAACCTAAGAAATACGCTTAGTGACCATTTTCTGTCACTTATTATCATGTTTCTAAAGAATATATCACTCTCGGTGTCTGATTCTACTTCAATATTCTCTGTTGATACGGATGGTTGTGGTGGTCTATATGTTCTCCAGGCATTCTGGATCTTCAATACTGCACGTGTGTTTTCTGCATGTATTGCTCTTTGAATTGCTGCTTCTGCATCTATACGTTCTGCTCGACGCCTAACCGCACGTTCACGACGATTGTGATACCCACTGCCTCGTCTTGAGGCTTTTCTTGATACAATTTTTGGTTCTGTATACCAGCGTGGAAGACGTGGAAGTGGATATAGTAAAAACTGAACAGGTTTAATGTCTTCTTCTGTTTTTTGTGAATTCGGGTTCGTATATTCTTGCGGTATTTTTTTCCTTAGGATACCACCCGAATTACCGGATCCAATACATATGTTTGGTAATTGTTCGATAAGAAACTTAATTTTTGTGAAGCCTAAAATTTGATAGTCTAGAGCTTTACCGTGTATTTTTTTGTATGTTTTCTGTAGTTTTCCTAATGAAATATTGCCACGGCATTCGTCAATAACCTCCAGTATCTCACGTTCTATATCGCGTAGTAACAATGGAGTATCAGGTACTTCGTTTGGATTTTTTGTAGATAATGTGCTTAGTAACGGCTTGCAAAAATCAAACGGTGGCATGAAATCAAAATACTCATGATCTAAAACTAATAATTCTGAATAACTCATTTAAAATCTTACATCAATTGAAATCATTTTTTAATCTAAATTACCAAATCCTTTATTTATACTTCTATATATCGAACCTACAAAACTTGTTGAAGAATCTCCAATTTTAAAGAAGGAATTACGTGTTACATCACTCATTGATGTAATTGTTGTTATAAATGAATATATGTAATAACACAAACATAGTAAAAGAATAATCACAATTGATAAAAATTTGATTTTGTGTTTCTCAATAAAATCATATGAATAACACAAATAAGTAAATAATAACAACGCTATTACTATAAATGAGATAGTTACAATATTTTGTATTAATAATACACGTCCGTTTTCTTTTACACTTGCCTTGTTTAACGTAAGAGAATTGACCAATTTATCATATTTATTTTTTAGTTCTTCAGCATTTTTTTTTGAAATATTGATATTCATAGTATGTCCATTTATGATGTTATCTGATTCTGGATCGTTAGTATATTTGAATGGTTCATCGTGTTCAGTAGAAGGACAACTTGTAGAATATTTTGGTTCTCTCAAAGTGTCTGGGTCTGTTAAAAAATTATAAGTATTGTCAATCGAATCTAAATTTTTTAGACTATCACATAAGCTTGTTGAATTTTGTAGTTGATTAGAATTTACATTTCCCATGCTCAATTATTTTAAACAATAAAATTATTACAGCCAAAATAAATTAATGTATATAAAATTATTGTTTTTGCCACAATTTACGTAAAAGTACACCAAATAATATACAAAAAACAAGTAATGTACAGAATACAAGTATATTAAAATATAAATAATTTTTAGTGTTTTTAAATCGAACTCGTATAGTATCTTTGTCTGTGTTTTTTTCTTTTGAATTCTCTATTATATTTTCAATAGACTTGTTTGTTTTTTTTATTTTTTCAGAATTTAAATTTCCAGCATAAATTTCTTCAAAATAATCAGTTTTTGGAACAAAACCTTTACAGTATTTTAAATTATGCCGTTTTATTGAGTATGGGTCCATTTTCCCAAAATATGTGTCTGGATTGTATATTCTGGTTGCACGGTTACATATAGGTATTTTAAATAACTGTGGTCTTTTAAATTTTTTTTGATCTATTATTTTACTGTTTTTATTGAAAGTAGTATTCATTGTATTTAAACGATTTCGAAAAGCACCTTTTTTATTATGTTTTTGATACCCCGGAATACCTTTGTTATTTAATATTTGAGCTGCAGCTGCGGATATTTCAGAAGGATTGAATTGAGGCATTAACTGAGACGTGTCTGCATTTTCTATATTTGTTGATAATTCATTAATTGAATCTTGTACCGTTTGTACATATTCGTTTCCTCCCATTATATGAATTAATAAATAATGAGTGCCGATGGTTATGAAATTGAAAGTACAAAACTTCTAACAAGTACAAAAGGAGTCGGATATAAGGATATTTTAAGAAATGTAGATGATTTATTCAAATATACACTTACATACCTAATTAGTGGCAATACATTATCTGGAAAAGATGTTGCATTGGGTGAAAATTATTTTATAGAATCTGGTACATGTGACGAATCCTCATCCCCGGAATGTGTTGGAAAGAAAAAGCACATATATGTCAGAAATATACCTACTGGATCGATGCCACCTGCTCAAATATCTTTTAATGAGTTTACAGGTTGTAATCTACAAGGTTTAACAGAGATGAGAGGTATTATACCCGGTATGGTTGAAGATATATATGATATTAATCCTTATGAGGTTACAAAGTCTATGGTGGGTTCGGGTAATATAGGAAGTAACTCTTGTAAAAGAATGAAATTACCTGTTGGGAGACGTATTTACAATAATAAAGATACATCAAATGATACAAATTTTGAAACGAAATGTACATCGAGTTTTTTAACAAAAGGAAAAACTACAAGTAATCATCTTAATGAAAAGATACGATTGTTCAATAAGAATATACCTAATGCACAAATGCCATCTCCTACCCAATTAAATGAGAATTTTACTCAACAATTTAAAAGTTTTGATTTAAGAAAATTGTATTACCCGCTTATTTTACCTTTAACTATGTATTTTTTAATATTGTGTTACTGCATCTATATCTTTTTCAGATTCAGATAAATGCCATTTTTCTTTAGAAAATAACTTACACATTGTGAATTCTTTATCTTCATTTAAAATAGATTCAAAATCATATGTGACGTCCATCTTTTCAGTACTTAAATCAATATTTGAATCGTCCTTTTTATTAATATGGTCTGTTACTAAATCTTCTATAAGATAGTCATTATCTTCTACAACATATACTACTGTATTATGTATAAATAGTGTATTTTGTTTTGTAAATTCTATAAAATTTTTTTCGAAATTTAATTTGTTTATATCATCTTTTACAAATATGTATACTATATCTATATCTGTGCCATTACAATACAACCCTTCCATCAAGGTCATAATGTTCTCTAAATTGTCATCATTATAAACTATTTTAAGTGTTATATAAGGTTTAACCATTTGTTACTTTAATTACATATTATTATCTTTAAATAAAACAATGGGAAAAAAAGGAAAAAGAAAATCAAAAAGAGGATTTAAAAGATTTAAAAAAAAAACGGGTAGAGCATTTGGAAGTAAATCTGTTGATAGAAAATGGAAAAAACGTGCACGGAGAAGATCCAATGCAATTGATAGAATATTAGATGCTAAAAAATTTGGTTCAACTGCAGATTTAATAGAGGTAACAGGAGATACTGGAAAATGTCCTGTGTATGTTCAACCCATAAGAAAAAAATGTCCCGCACAAAAGGAACCCGCATCTGTAATTAATGTTAAACAAGAATTACAAATTTGTAAGGCAGAAAAAGATAGTTTAAAAGCACGTATAAAAAAGATAGAAAAAGAATCAATACCAATAGAAGTTGTAAAAGATTCTTTGGATTCTGTGTTTGCACAATATTCTAAATTACTACAAAAATACTCAAGATTACAAAATAATTCATTGGAATGCCAAAGTGCATATGATGAACGAACACAAGAACTTAAAAATACATCAGAGAAATATTTAAGCGATTTATCAAAATGCAATGCACATTTAAAAGCATTTTATGACGAACATATAGCAGCAAATGACGAGGATGCAATCTATAAAGAGGAAACAAATACTTTAAAGAATATGATTCAAAATTCTAAGAATACCTTAATGTGGACCTTTTTATTACTTATAATTTTGATAATAGGATGTGTATTAAAAAAAATTAAAATTATATAAAATTTATGACGGTTACGTTTTAATAATATAATTCTATTATAATAGAAAAATGAAGAATTGTGGATGTCAATCAATTTTAGAAAAAACAACCAAACCTGTTGCAGGAATTAATACAAAAGAAAGGAATCCCTTTTCGTATAGGGTTCCCACAGTAGGTACTCTCCTTTTATCACAATCAAAATTTGTTTTAAATAAACTTAAAAAAACCAAAAAAAAAGTTATTCCGAAGAGTGAATCTCAGAAAAAGGTAAAAGAAGAGAAAAATGTTAAAAAGAGTGTAAAAAAAGGTGTTAAAAAAAATAAATTAAATTCCAAAAAACCTAAGGTAACTAAAACAAAAAAGGGTAAATCCAAAAAGGGTAAGACAAAAAAGGGTAAAACCAAAAAAGGTGGGGGTATTTGCGTACCTTTAGATTCTTGGAGTAGGTGCTCAAAATCAGAAAAAAATTCAAGTCCTTTAAATAGTGTCAAAAAGATATATAATGGAGAAAAAAATATATTTGCAACAAATCCAGGTACTCCCGTAAATCCTAGTTTATCACTATATACTATGTTTTAAAAAATGACTTGTGTATACAATTACTTTTTAATATAAACCATGTCCGACTGTATAGATGACATCATTACATTTCCTTATAAATTAGATACTTTTCAAGATAAAAGTATAAAATGTATAAGAAAAGGAAATAATGTTTTAGTTACCGCACATACTTCTGCAGGTAAAAGTACTGTTGCGGAATATGCAATCGCACATGCCAGATATTTAGGTAAAAGAATTTTATACACAAGTCCTATCAAGGCACTTTCAAATCAAAAATATAATGATTTTCAAAAAAAATTTGGAAATCATGTTGGGATTATGACGGGAGATATTAAAGTTCGTCCTGATGCAGAGATTCTTGTAGCAACTACAGAGATTGTTAATAATTTGCTTTATTTGGATTCATCATATTTTGATGATGTATATGCAATCGTTTTGGATGAAGTGCATTATATTAGAGATGAAGATCGTGGTCATGTATGGGAAGAAGTGATCACTTTGTGTCCCAAACATGTCATTCTTGTAATGTTATCTGCATCAATACCAGGTGCAGAAGGTTTTGCAAAATGGGTAGAAAAAATTAAGGAGAAACCATGTGAACTTATATCCACACAATATAGACCAGTACCGTTGCTTCATAATGTTTATTGGAATGGTGTTATGGAACCAATTATGGATAACACTCAACATATGTTTGAGAAAGGATATAGAACTATTCTAGAAGATTGGAAGAATTATGCTAATATGAGAATAAAGGATAAACCCACAAGGTCTAGACTATTAAATGATTTTGTAAAAGATGTTGAAAAGAAAGAGTTATTTCCTGCATTATTCTTTATGTTTTCACGTAAAAATTGCGAAGTTCTTGCTAAAATGGTTCAAGACTCATATTTAGAAGGTAAAGAATTGACACAATCAATTAATCTATTTGAATTTTATGTTAAGAAATATTTGGGAGAATCTGGAATGCAACTTTCTCAAGTATGGATGATTCGGTCTCTGTTATTGAAAGGTGTTTGTATTCATCACAGTGGATTAATACCTGTCTTAAAAGAGATTATTGAAACATTATTTGATAAGGGATGGATTAAAGTCATGTTTGTAACTGAAACATTCTCAGTTGGTATAAATATGCCTACAAAATGCGTAGTATTCGGAGAACTTTCCAAATATGATGGTAAAACAAAGCGATTGATAAATCCAGAAGAATATTGTCAAATGGCTGGGAGAGCAGGAAGACGCGGTAAAGATGATAAGGGAACTGTTATTTATTTCCCATTGCCACCAAGAGATATGTTGGGTTATTATGAAATTCATAGCGTTTTGAAAGGCACACATAGTAAGGTGTCTAGTAAATTTCAAATGGATCCTGTGCTTCTCTTAAAATGTTTCGCAGCAGAGAAGTCTCCATATGAGTTACTTGAGAATAGTATGATGGCACACGAAACTATTGATTATATTAAAGGATTGAAAATTCAAAACGAAACACTTTTACAACAAAATATAAATGCAGAACACTCAATTAATGAGTATATTGCAAAAGAATATAACAATGACGTAAAAGATATCAAAGAAAAGTTTATAACATACAATGAATACCAAGAAAAATTAACAAAAAATCCCAGAGCAAACGCTAAAAAGAAGATATTATCAAACATTTATAAACTAAAAAATAGTGGTTTAGATGATAAAATGTTAAAATTGTTTAATTTGAAAAGGGAAACAGAAAAAGAATTGGAAAAAAACATAATAAACTCTAGAGAGGCGTCGAATTACATTAAAGATACACTTATTTGGCAAATAGATGTATTGAAACATCATGGTTACCTTCATTTTAATACAAATGATTTAGAGAACTCTTATAAATCATTTGTAGCATCTGAAACCAAAATGTTGCCACCAGAAACAGTATCTTTAAAAGGTCGAATTGCATCAGGCATTAATGAATCTGATTCCTTTTTAACATCAGAATTTATAATTCATTTATCAGAATACCCCTGTGATGAAAATGTATGGAGTGCCTTCATAGGTACACTCATTCATGATAAGAGTTTTGACGACACCTATAACGAACCACTTGAAGTTCTCTCTAATGTTATGAAGGACAATGAATTTGAGTCATTTATGATTATTTACAACAAAATAAAAGAACTTCATGATCTATTAGATAAAGAACAAAGATTAAGAGACCCAGATTATAAATTATGTCCAGCATTTGCATGTTATACTTATTTATGGAACAAGGGAACAAAATATAGTGACATACAAAACATTCTATCTTGGGAATTATATGAAGGTAATTTTGTTAGAAATATGTTGAAAACATACAATATATTAGAAGAATTGCAAAATGCTGCCGAGATATTACAATTAAGTGATCATTTGATTATGTTTAACAACATTCGTACAAAAATTATACGAGATATTGTTTTGAATGATTCGTTATATGTTTCATGAAAAGAATAATTTAATAGTTAAATGGGAACAGGAGTTGAAGTTGACACAGTCTCAATCGAAGGAGGGGATCTCCTTTCTCAAAATGAAAATATTGGAGATTTGATTACTTTTATCCAACAACGTTTAACAGAATTAAAAATACTTTATTTAATTCAACCTGAACCTGAACCGGAACCTGAACCGGAACCTGAACCGGAACCTATCCCCGAGTAGAAAATTAATATTTTTTTATGAAAAAAATTAAAATTATGACAAATGTCGATTATTCGTTCGTTATATGTTTCATGAAAAGAATAATTTAATAATTAAATGGGGACAGGAATTGACGCTGACACCGTTTCCATTGAAGGCTCCTTTATTTCTCAAACGGAGAATATAGGAGATTTAATTGCTCTTATTCGGCAACGTTTAGGAGAACTCAAAAACACATATCTAATAGAACCGGAACCTGAACCGGAACCTGAACCCGAGCCTCAACCCGAGCCAGAACCCGAACCGGAGGGACCTCCAGAACCAGAACCGGAACCTGAACCGGAACCTGAACAAGGACCAGAACCTGAACCGGAACCTGAACCGGAACCAGAACCTGAACCTGAACCGGAACCAGAACCTGAACCTCCAATTGCATTAACAGGGGGAAGTACTTCTACTCCATATAATAACGGTATCGCATATGTATCTTCATCACAAGATTATGTTTCAGGTGATGTTTTGTTTGATGGAAAAAATGGAACAGACCCTAACGATGGCTCAATCCATTATTGGATCTCAGATACTAATAATTTACAAATAATATCTTACACATTTACAACATCATTTATGATATCATCATACAAAATATGGTGTACGTACAGTTCTATAAATAGTGATAATGTACCAGGTAAATGGAACTTGTATGGATATTATTCAGAAGATACAACACCATATTTATTAGATTCTAGAGAACTTGTCAGTAGTGATTGGTTAAGTTTTTACACGTACGATGATTCATATCAAGAAAATTTACTTCCACAAGCCGCTATTACATTTGAATGTTCAAATATTACCGAGGCATATACTAAGTTTGAACTTCAAATAACAGAATCAACAGGAAGTTTTCCTATTAAAATTTCTGAAATATCTATTTATGGAAGTAATCATTTAGAACCCGAACCTGAACCAGAGCCAGAACCGGAACCGGAGCCAGAACCAGAACCTACAAGTACATTGTCCGCTGATGTAGAAGTACCAGATGATTCTAATACTACAAATCAACAAGCCTTAGAGATGCTATCGCAAACGACTGGTATTACATTAGAAGAACTTATTGAGTATTCTATGTTACTTGACGGAGAAATACCTATAGAAGACCAACAAGAATTTGTAGAAGAGATGTTTTCTATTCTTGGTATAACATATGATTCTAATACTGGTACAACAACTGGGGATGATACAGATGTACCTTCTACTACATTGATATCAATAATTCCTATCATCGTTTTCTCAGATTTGTCACCTGAAATACAACAAGAATTATTGGATATAATTTTGAATGCGATGAGTGAATTATACGGAATCTCACCCGATGATATATTTGTAAGTGGTGCAGATGGATCGATTGTTATAACTACTACAATGGTAAATGTAGATCCATCAGCAATTAATTCTATATCTGTAGAACAAACTAGAAATATAATTAAAAACAATATTGATGGACATTCTTCTTTGAGTATGGATACAGATTCAATGACAATGAATAGAACAATTGATACAAAAATAAGAAAGAGGAGGGTATTTATTTCTGAATCAGGAGAAAAAATATCATTTACTACACTAAATAATAAAACTACTCTTAAGATTTTCAGTGATGATGTAAACGAAGGTGCTGTAATACATGCAACTGAAGCATCGGTTGAATCTTTAAAGACGAGAACAAATAATGAAAACTTTTTTGTTAAAACAGATATACCCGTAATAAAAGAACCAAATGCAAAATTTAAAACATATACACATCAAACGTCTGTACATACAATTTTACCTGGTATACAATTAATATATGATGCTGCAAATATTATTTATGAAAATTTAGGTTTTAATATAACAGATATCTCTGAAATTTCTGATACGGACAACGATATTAAAATAATATATACATCGACCCAGGAATATGTATACATTTACAATGAAGAAACAATAGACGGTTTGTTAACAACAATTGAAATAGCATCTACTAATCTTATAACTACAAATCCAGGATTTATAATTAATGTTATTAACGATGCACTCAGTACAAGTGTGACGCTTCAAGATATGAATATTGTATCACCTGGGAGATATGTAAATATTAAAGTTGAAGTTCAAGAAGAAGAAGACGCAGGCGAACTCATTGAAAAAATTAATGATACAAATTCTGTATTAAAAGTATCATCTTCACAAGTAAGTGGTACATATGACCCACCTGAACCAGAACCTCAACCTGAACCGGAACCTGAACCTGAACCTGAACCTCAGCCAGAACCTGAACCTGAACCCGAACCCGAACCAAAAACGACGTATAATGCTCAATTGAAAATTTCCGATACTTCCAAAACAAACGAAGAAACTATGGAAAATTTAGAAGATTTAATTGGACAAGATATTCACGACAAACCTTCTTATTCCATGGATTTAGATGGTGAAATTGAAGAAAATGATATGGAAGACTATGCGAATGAGATTCTCTCTTCGCTTGATACAAACATTGATACCACAAATATGGTCGTCACAACAGATACGGTAAACGATATGCTGACGATGACATCGCCCAATGGTGATAAGGTTGTAGTATCAACCGAAAATGGAAAAACAAAAGTAGTTATCTATAGTGAGAATACGACAGAAAATGAAACATATGAGGCAGTTGAGAATGCTACACAAAATAAGGATACAACAATAGAAACATCCGCTCCTACAAAAGAAGAACCCAATGTAGAATTCGTAGATGTTACGGTACAGACATCTCAAGTAACAGTAGACACTCTTTTAGTAAGTGCCGAAGACACCGCAACAGCGATTGCTACAAATCTTGGTATTACAAATACGGCATCATACGTTACTACCGTTGACTCTACAACCGGTAAAGTAGTATTAACTGCGGATAAAAATGGAGAAACTGTGACTATTGAGATTGTAGAATCTAACGGGAAATATACTATAAAAGTGGCACCTTCTGTTTTGGCAGACCCCAATGATTTGTTTTACAATATTTCAAGTGCCGTAAATACAACATTAAATACGAATGAATATGATTCGAACGATATAGAAGTTATAGAACCAGGAACATACGTTGAATTAAATACAGAATTTGAAGATGAAACAGAAGCAACTAATGCTCAAAATAATTTAACCGATACAAATGATACAAATACAGGAATAGAAGTCAGCTCGTCTAGAGTAGAAGATACTTATACACCTGAAGAATCAGAACCCGAACCTACAACGAACGTGAATGTAGATATGAAAATAGGAGATGATAAAAATACTGTATCAAACGATGAATTTTTGAGTAAGGTTTCGGATACGATGGGTATAACCATTCAAGATAAACCATCGTATACAATTGATCTTGACACAAAAATTACAAATACTGAGAGAGAGTCATTCACACAATCAGTTGCTGGAGAATTAAGTGGTATTATTGAATCAACAACAACAGAAACAGATCCAGATTATAGTTGGATATCCACAACAACAGTTACTACTATGAATGATTCTAATATTGATTCATCTTCTATCGAGATTCTTCCAGTAGCATACGCATATGTTAATTATAATAATTATAACGCTACAAATCCAGATGATAGAAGAGGAGTAAATATATCATGGAGTTCATGGAATAACAGCACAGAACGACACGAATTTACATTTGATATTCCGATGAGCGATGCTAATTATAATGTAGTTACAGATAGGAATTATGAAAGTACAAATGCGATACATATTTTTGGAAAATCTACAACAGGATTTACAGCACAGTGGGAAAATGGTAACCCCGAGGTATGGGCGGCTACTTTTATGGTTTATGCATCAACACCTACGAAGATTATTGGTAAAGGTATAGGTTCCGCAGTAGGTTGTGCTTCGTCGCCTATTACTATAACAGTAGCGTCTGAACTCGTAAGTCCTGGTAACTCGAACTTTACATACACAACAAGTGATTCTGATGGAAATGGTGATTTATTTGGATGTATTAATGCTATCCGTGGTTCTATAATAACAATATTAGTAGTAGGTGAATATGCAGATCTTGTATCGCATCCCATAAAAATAACTGAATTTAATGATCAAGGTCAACATGGAACAAAACGAACAGATGTAGTAAGAACTGATACTGGTGGTCAAAATAATGATGGAACATATACATTAACATGGGTAGTCCCGTATGATACAACCATAAATAAATATCAATATCAATGTGAAAATCACGCACATATGCGTGGTACAATCAATGTTAGTGGAGCAATAACTGTGAGTTCGTTTTCAAGTGTGGAAGGTTGTGCTTCATCACCTATTGACATCACAGTGGCGTCTGAATTCATAAGTGCTGGTAACTCGAACTTTACATACACAACAAGTGATTCTAATGGAAATGGTGCTTTGTTTGGATGTATTAATGCTGTTCGCGGTTCTACATTAACAATATCTGTAACAGGTGAATATGCAGATCTTGTATCACATCCTATAAAAATAACTGAATATAACGATCAAGGTCAACATGGAACAAAACGAACAGATGTAATAAGAACTGATACTGGAGGGCAAAACAATGATGGAACATATACATTGACATGGGTAGTTCCATATGATACAACAGTTGATAAATATCAATATCAATGTGAAAATCATGCACATATGCGTGGTACAATCCATGTTAGCGGGATAATTAATGTTGATGTATCTTCTATTGAAATTCTTCCAGTAGCATATGCACACGTTAATTATAATAATTACAACGCTGTAAATACAAGAGATAGAAGAGGAATTAATATATCGTGGAGTTCATGGAATAACTATACGAGTAGACATCATTTTACATTTGATACCCAAATGAACGATAATAACTATAATGTTGTTACTGATAGAAATTATGAAAGTACAAATGCGATACATATTTATGGGAAATCTACAACCGGGTTTACAGCACAATGGGAGAATGGTAATCCAGAAGTTTGGGCTGGTACTTTTATGATTTATGCTTCAACACCTACAAAGGCGGTTGGTGGATCAGCCTCTTCTATTGAAATACTACCAGTGGCGTATGCGTATGTTAATTATGATAATTATAACGCTATAGATTCAAATGATCGCGAAGGAATTAACTTGTCATGGAGTTCATGGAATAATAGCACAAGTCGACATACGTTTACATTTGATACTCCTATGGAAAATACGAACTATAATGTTGTTACAGATAGGAATTACGAAAGTACAAATGCGATACATATTTTTTGGAAAACTACAACAGGATTTACAGCACAATGGGAGAACGGTAATCCTGAAGTTTGGGGAGGTACCTTTATCGTTTATGCAGAAAAGCCTACAAAAAAGATAGGGCACGATTTAGTTTCAGAAGAAAAGGTTATTTTAACTACAGATAATGAAAAATCAAGTGTTGAAATTTTCAGTGAATATATTAACGGATCAACTGCATTTAATATAGTGAACACTGTTCTTGGAACAACTGATACAACAATAATTCCATCTGCTCCAGTTAAAACAGAATCAAATGCAACTTTTATTGAAATTGAGGAAGAAACAACAGAAGTAACTGTATCTCTTTTACCTGATCCTGAAACGGATGCGACTACAATTGCAGGCAATCTAGGACTTGATTCGACAAATTTAGAAGTAATAAAAGATAGCGAAACCGGTGCTGTTACAGTTACGACTACCAATGACGATGGAGATACTATTACGATTCAAATATCTGAAAAGAACGGGTCAAGTGTTATTAAGATATCACCATCAACAATAACCGATACAACCGACTCGACTTACGATATCATAACAGCTGTTAATGACGTGACCGACGAAACATATGATTCAAATGAATTTACAGTGAAAACACCAGGTCGATACTTAGAAGTAAATGCGGATATGGATACGAAAGAAGCAGCAGATAATGCAGTTGACAACTTAAACGATACAACTGATACAAATCTCGGAGCTGAAGTTGAAAATTCTAAAGTGGAAGAGACATATATACCAGAACCCGAACCCACAACAACATCTAATACGACACTTAAGGTTAACGATACAACAACTTCTTCAGATGACTTATTAGAATATATATCAGAACAAACAGGGACAACCGTTCAAGATAAAAAGTCTTATACTATTGAACTTGATTCTATAATACCAACTGAAAATAGAGCTTCTTTTGTAGAATCTATAATATCAAGTCTTGGTGGTGTTGGAGGAACTGCAGTCACAGAGACGGATGATGTTTCATCTTGGATTTCAAATACAACATCAATATCAACTGATGAAAGTATAAAAGTTGTATTGAAAACTGAAGGTAGTACAAAAGCAACCGTCGTAATATTTAGCAATGATATAAATGAACAGAACGCAACATCTGCGGTAACAACTATACTTAATAATTTAAGTTTGAGTATAAATACAGATTTTACCGGTTCAGTTGAACCGAATGCTACAATTGAAACGGTAGAAGAGAATACCTCACAAATAGAGGTTCCTATATTACCGAATCCCGAGGAAGATATAGCAGTTATAGCGGATAATTTAGGACTCGATTCTTCAAGTTATACAATTGTAACCGACCCAGTGACAGATAAAGTCACACTTACAACTACGAACGATGATGGTGAAACAATCACTATTGAAATAACTGAAACAAATGGTAAGAGTAGTATTAAAGTGTCGCCATCTACTATTGCGGATACAACAGATACAACATATGAGATAACGACAGCAGTTAATGAAGCGACCGATGGTTCTTATGATTCAAATGACTTTACGTACAAATATGCTGGAGAAACATATGTAGAATTAAACATTGAATATGCAAATCAATCAGAAGCAGAATCTGCTGAAAATAAATTAGCCGACACAAATGATACAAATAACAAGACGAGTGTCGAAGCATCTCGAACGGAAGAGACATATGTTACTCCTGGGCCAGAACCTGAACCCGAACCGGAGCCAGAATTACCTGAACCCGAACCAGAACCAGAACCCGAACCCGAACCAAAAACTACGTACAATGCTCAATTGAAGATTTCCGATACAACTAATACGGATGAAGAAACCATGAAAAATTTAGAAGATTTAATAGGACAAGAGATTCACGATAAACCTTCTTATTCTATGGATTTAGATGGTGAAATTGAAGAAGATGATATGGAAGATTATGCAAATGAAATTCTTTCTTCGCTTGATACGAACATTGATACCACAAATATGGTCGTCACAACAGATACGGTAAACGATACGCTCACGATGACATCGCCCAATGGTGATAAGGTTGTGGTATCAACTGAAGATGGAAAAACAAAAGTAGTTATCTATAGTGAAAATACAACAGAAAATGAAACCTACGAAGCGGTTGAGAGTGCTACACAAAATAAAGACACGGCCATAGAAACATCGCCACCTACAAAGGAAGAACCCAATGTAGAATTTGTAGAAGTTACGGTACAGACATCTCAAGTAACAGTAGACACTCTTTTAGTAAGTGCCGAAGACACCGCAACTGCGATTGCTACCAATCTCGGTATTACAAATACGGCATCGTACGTTACTACCGTTGATGCTACAACCGGTAAAGTAGTATTGACTGCGGATAAAAATGGAGAAACTGTGACTATTGAGATTTTAGAATCTAATGGGAAATATACTATAAAAGTGGCACCTGATGTTTTGGCAGACCCCAATGATTTGTTTTACAATCTTTCAAGTGCCGTAAATACAACATTAAATACAAATGAGTATGATTCGAACGATATAGAAATCATAGAACCAGGAAAATATATTGAATTAAATACTGAATTTGAGGACGAAACCGAAGCAAATAATGCTCAAAATAATTTAACCGATACAAATGATACAAATACCGGAATAGAAGTCAGTGTATCTAGAGTAGAAGAGACTCAACCACCCGAAGAATCTGAACCCGAACCTACAACAAATGTAAATGTCGATATGAAAATAGGAGACGATTCAAATACGATATCAAATGAAGAATTTTTAAACAAAGTTTCAGATACGATGGGGACGACGGTTCAGGACAAACCATCGTACACCATTGCTCTTGACACGAAGATAACAAGTACCGACAG